AGCATCCGTGGGTTCGAATCCCACCTCTTCCATATCGGGGTGTAGCGCAGTTTGGTAGCGCGGTTGCTTTGGGAGCAATAGGTCGCAGGTTCGAATCCTGTCACCCCGACTTGGTAACTTACCAACATTATTTTTAATCATGCAAATTTTTCTAGACACTGCCGACTACAGAGAGATCGCTGAGCGTTATGCTACTGGTCTTGTCTCTGGTATCACGACCAATCCTACACTTGTACGTAAGTCTGGTGTAGACTATCACGATTTCATCCGCACACTTTCAAGGGACTTTGCTTTTGAAAGCATCTCTGCAGAGGTTGATGGAAAAAATGCTGATGAGATGATCGAGAACGCCCAACAGTATATCAAGATCGGTTCGGAAGTTACCATCAAACTCCCCCTTACTAAGGAGGGTCTTATCGCATGTAAGATCCTCTCTGATGAGGGAGTAAAAACCAACGTCACTCTCTGTTTCTCTGCTTCTCAGGCAGTAATGACCGCTTTGGCAGGTGCCACATACATCTCCCCGTTCGTGGGTAGGATGAATGATAATAGTTTCAGTGGCGTGGAACTGGTACGTGCTATCGGTGGTCTCTATGCTGCTAAGCGAGTGGAAACTAAGGTTCTTGCCGCTAGTCTCCGTGACGTTCACCACGTCTCTCGCTGTCTCTTGTATGGTGCTGATGTAGTCACTCTGCCTACAACAGTATTTGACAAGATGTATAATCATGTCCTGACTGACGCAGGACTTGCTATTTTTGAAAAAGATTTCAAGGAGATCAATGGTTGAGATTCCGTTTGCTGAGTTTGAAAAAGACTTCGATGCATACATGGATCGCATCGAAGCAGGTGAATCATTCTTGATTCGCCAACCAGATGGCAGGGCAGTGGTTGCTGTCCCTGCTGGTGAGTATGAAGCAGCAGCAACTTCTGTTGCTGAGGTTGATGAGTTGACCGATATGTATTCTAATCACGAAGAGGGATCATAATGATTGAATCTATACTGAAGAACGAACTCTACATGGGTTATATTTTCGGTATCATGATTCTTGGAGGTTTTATCCGAGAATATCATGCGCTGGAGGATGTGTATTCCCTTGCTAAGAGATACATTAAAGACAACAGAATACTGATTATGATTACCTCCCTACTGGGTGGTATTCTACCTATCCCTGGACGTGTTGCTCTCTCAGCACCACTCCTTGATGCCATCGCACCGCCTGATAAGAAGAAGCGTTCTGCTTTCGGTGTGATTGATTACCTATCTACCCATCATTACTATTGGTGGTCTCCTCTGGAGAAAACTGTTGTCCTTCCGATGGCAGTTCTAGGTGTTTCATACTCAGCATGGTTGGGTATGGTTGCTGTTCCTCTGATTATCACTGTGGGATACACATGGTGGTATATTTTCAGCAAGGTTGATCCTGATAATCTAGATGTTCTCCAGAATGTTCGTGAGTTTAACTGGCGTCGTGCCCTTAGAGGTTGGGCTCCACTAATCGCTACAGTTATTCTTCTACTCAACACAGGTAAGAGTGGTGCGATTTTCTTTTTTCCATGGTTTGGCGCTATGTGCGCTTACTATTCTGTTATTTACCGTGATTGGAAATGGGGTCGATGGATTGACGCTAAGTTTGCTGTCATTGCTACTGTTGTCCTTGCTTTTAGTGGCATCGTCGGACAACTAAACGGACCTGTCAAGGAATACTTGGCAAACGCACCTGCTGATGCTGTACTTCCTGCTTCTCTTGTGGCAATGGTTGCTGCTTTCATCATGGGATCCTCTGGTAAGTATGCTGGCATGGCATCTATCCTGGTCAAGGTCTTCGGTCCACAGTATCTCATCTGGTTCCTTGCCACTGAGTATTCTGGTTACCTCTTGTCACCAGCGCATAAATGCCTTATGATTGGTCAGCAATACTTCGGCACCCCAATCCGCAAATACTACAAGGTCATTGGCGGTTTGTGTGCTATTCTTATTGGATATGCAGGTCTTACTACATTTGTATTCTGATATATAATATACAACTAAAGAGACTCCCACGGGGGGTCTCTTTTTATTTGGAGTGACACATGAATGTTTATCTCAATCTAACAAAAGCAAACTACGATGGCGAATCTGATCTATTGACAGTTGAGGTGCCATCATCTTATACTGATGAATTGTTGAGAGTCGTACGTCCTATTGCAGACATGACTGGATCTTCTTCGGAGAAGATGCTAAAAGACATCATCAGAGAATCAATTTTAGAAATCGAAAGGAGAGCTTATGAGCGTAAGAATCGTAAGAACAAGAAGTAATGAAGATGTCATTGCTGACCTATATGAAGTTACAACAAAGGAAAACCCAGAAGACGTAATCGGTTTTCAACTTGTTAACCCTTATGTTGTTTGGGTTAGGAGTGGAATGGACATTGAAACTGATGGTGAAATTCATAAACTAACAGCACCAGAAATCTCATTTGAGCCTTGGATGCCTCTGCTAAATGGTAGGGCAGTTATTCTCAAACTGGATGAAGTAGTTAGTGCATATGAAACCTTCCCAGAAGTGTTAGAAAAGTACAATCAAATCGTGGAGGCAACAGGTGGTAAAGATTCTACTGCTGAAGAACGGGAGTCTGAGTGACTATCTGATCGGCAAGGTTACAGAATTGGATGAGGAGCCAGCAATCCTGGTTGAAGGATGCTATAGAATTATTGATGGAGTGCTAGAGGAATATCCAAAGTATTCCAGTCAGAGGGATCTCTTCTTGACATCTGACTCGGTTTTTACTATAGTGGATCCGAGCACGCAGATCCTTGGGGAGTATCAAAAGGTTGATGGCAAGTAGTTTCTACACCAATATCCAACTAGCAGGTAATACTATTCTTTTTCGTGGGTATGAGAATGGGCAGCGAGTGCAATCTCGTACCCATTTCTCGCCCACTTTATTTGTGACTTCAAATAAAGATGAGAAATATAAAACTCTAGATGGAGAGAATGTAAAACCTGTAAAGTTTGAGTCCCCTAAAGATGCTCGTGAATTCATTGCAAAGTATGAGGACGTGCATGGATTTCGAGTGTATGGATATGAGAGGTATGTCTATCAGTTTATTGCCGAGGAATTTCCTGGTGAGATTGATTATGACATGAAGCAGATGAAGATCTTCTCCATGGACATTGAGGTGGCATGTGAGAATGGTTTTCCTGATGTGAATTCAGCAGCAGAGGAAATGTTGTGTATCACAGTCAAGGATATGAATACAAAGGAGATCTTTGTCTGGGGTACTCGTGAGTTTGATGCTCCTGAAGGTGTTACCTTTAAAGTTTTCTGGACTGAGCAGGAGATGCTTAATCACTTTGTTAAGTGGTGGGCAGACAATACTCCTGATATCCTGACGGGTTGGAATGTCAACCTGTATGACGTGCCATACATCTGCCGACGTGTCAACCGTGTGTTGGGCGAGAAGTGGATGAAGAGTCTGTCACCCTGGAATCGTGCTAACGAGCGCGAGATCAACATCATGGGACGCACTCACATTGCCTACGACCTCTCTGGTATCAACATCCTGGACTACCTGGATCTGTATAAGAAGTTTACTTATACCAACCAGGAATCTTATCGTCTAGATCATATTGCTTTTGTTGAGTTGGGTCAACGTAAAGTTGATCACAGCGAGTATGAAAACTTCAAAGATTTCTATACTCGTGATTGGCAAAAGTTTGTTGAATACAACATCCAAGACGTTGAGTTGATTGACCGATTGGAAGATAAGATGAAACTCATTGAATTGGCAGTCACCATGGCTTATGATGCCAAGGTGAATCTTGAAGATGTGTATAGTCAGGTCCGTATGTGGGACACTATGATCTATAACTATTTGAAAGATCGCAATCTTGTTGTCCCTCCTCGTAAAGGTGCAAAGAAAGATGAGAAATATGCGGGTGCATATGTCAAGGAGCCAATTCCTGGGTTATATGATTGGGTGGTCAGTTTTGACCTTAATTCCCTGTATCCTCATCTTATCATGCAGTACAATATTTCTCCCGAGACCTTACTCGACGCGAGGCATCCATCAGCTACGGTTGATCGAATACTTAATCAGGAGATAGATATCAAAGGGGACTATTGTGTATGTGCTAACGGTGCTCAGTATCGTAAGGACATCCATGGTTTCTTACCAGAAATGATGCAGAAGATTTATGATGAAAGAACCATTTACAAGAAGCGGATGTTGGCCGCGAAGCAAAGTCTTGAGCATTCCAAGACACCTGCAGAGACCTTGGCACTACAAAAGGATGTGTCAAAATTCAACAACATCCAAATGGCAAGAAAGATCCAACTTAACAGTGCCTATGGTGCCATCGGTAACCAATACTTCCGATATTACAATCTGGCAAATGCTGAAGCGATTACCCTCTCGGGTCAAGTCTCGATTCGTTGGATTGAAAACAAAATTAACAAATACCTAAATAAACTTTTGTCCACAGAGGAAGTCGATTATGTTGTCGCATCTGACACAGACTCAATCTATCTTAATCTTGGACCTC